CACTCCTGCTTACCACCAAGGCTACCAAGGAAATCGCCGGTCGCTATGGCGGTCTGGAAAACCTCGGCGAGAAGCTGATGAAGTCCGAGAACTTTGAAATGGCTATCGGCGAGATCGTGTGGCTCATCACACTTCTTGCAAATCAGAGTATCCTCATCCACAACCTCAAGGATAAGGAGCACCCCAAGGAGCCGCTCACGGAGGATGTGGTGGAGCTTCTGACCACGCCACTCGACCTTGCAGGATACAAAACCGCCATTACGGAAGCTCTCTATAAGGGCACCAAGCGGAATGTGGAAAGCGAGAAAGACTCAAAAAACGCACAAGTCGGGTAACGGTCTCCGATGCGGAGCTGTTTACCCGGCTTCTTTATTACGGTCTTGCCCACCTTCATCTGTCGCAGGATGAGGTGTGGCTGATGCCGTTTGGACTGCTTTTGGACTTATGGGAGTGCCACAAACAGTATAACGGGCAAGCCACACCAGCACGAGAGCATTACATCGACGATATTATCCCGGACGGAATTTAAGGAGGTGACGGTACATGGCAGATAATTTCGGACTGAAGATCGGTCTTGAGGGCGAAAAAGAGTTCAAAAAAGCACTGGCGGACATCAACCAGTCATTCAAGGTGCTCGGCTCCGAAATGAAGCTCGCCACCTCTCAGTTCGATAAAAACGATAAATCCGTGGAGGCACTCGCCGCACGGAACAAGGTGCTGCGAAAAGAGATCGATGAGCAGACAACAAAAATCGACACCCTTCGCAAGGCTCTGCAGAATGCCGCCACCTCTTTCGGAGAGAACGACCGCCGCACCCAGAACTGGCAGATCCAACTCAACAATGCCGAAGCCGCCCTCAACGATATGAACCGTGAGCTGGACGAGAACGAGAAAGCCATCAAGGAGGGCGGCAAGGCTGCGGAGGAATCCGGCAGTAAGTTTGAAGGCTTCGGCAAGGTTCTCAAAACCGTAGGTGTGGCACTCGGTGCTGTGGCTGTTGCCACAGGTGCCGCCGCCGTAAAGCTCGGCAAAGAAGTCATCGCCGCCTATGCTGACTACGAGCAGTTGGTCGGCGGTGTTGACACTCTGTTCAAGGACTCCTCGCAGGAGATCCAGCGGTACGCCGCCAACGCATACAAAACGGCTGGCCTTTCCGCCAACGAGTACATGGAGACGGTCACGGGCTTTTCCGCAAGCCTGATCCAGTCTCTCGGCGGTGATACCGAGAAAGCCGCAAAGTATGCGGATATGGCAATCACGGATATGTCCGATAACGCCAACAAGATGGGCACGGATATGTCCTCCATTCAGAATGCCTACCAGGGTTTCGCCAAGCAGAACTATACGATGCTCGATAACCTCAAGCTGGGCTACGGCGGCACAAAGCAGGAAATGGAGCGACTGCTCGCCGATGCGGAGAAGATATCCGGCGTCAAGTATGACATCTCCTCCTACGCAGATGTGGTGGAAGCCATTCACGTCATGCAGGAGAGCATGGACATTGCCGGTACGACCGCAAAAGAAGCGGAAGCCACCATTTCCGGCTCTGTCAATGCGCTGAAATCCGCCGTGTCGAACCTCATCGTAGGCTTCGGTGATGCGGACGCTGACATGGAGCTGCTGTGCAACAACATGGTGGATGCCTTCAAGACCGTGGTGGCGAACATCACCCCGGTTATTGAGAACATCGTGGCGGCTCTGCCCACGGCGCTGGATGCTCTGCTGACGGCTGTGGGTGAACTGCTGCCCACACTGCTGGAAGCAGTCACCGAACTGTTCTCGCAGGTGCTGGAAACGCTGCTTTCTTTGCTTCCGCAGCTTATCCCGGCGGCGGTGTCCGCGCTCATGACCATCGTGGATACGCTGATTGAGAATCTGCCCCTGCTTATTGACGCTGCGGTTCAGTTGGTGTCCACGCTGGTGACCGGCATTGCGGATGCGCTGCCCACGCTCATTCCGGCAGCGGTGCAGGCTATCGTCACCATCGTGCAAGGTCTGGTGGACAGCCTGCCGATGCTCTTGGATGCAGCCTTACAGCTTATCACAGGGCTTGCCCAGGGACTATTGGACGCACTGCCCGTGCTGATTGCAGCACTGCCGGAGATCATCAACGGCATCATTACCTTTTTACTGGATTCGATTCCGCAGATCATTGAAACAGGCATTCAGCTTCTGACCTCGCTTGTTGCCGCATTGCCGGATATCATTATGGCAATCGTGGAAGCTATCCCAAAAATCATTGACGGTATCGTGAATGCCATTTTGACCTCTATCCCACAAATCATCCAGGCAGGTATCGACCTGCTGATTTCTCTCATTCAAGCACTGCCACAGATTATTACAACTATCGTGCAGGCAATCCCGCAAATCATCTCCGGCATCGTCAACGCCCTCATCGGGAACATCGACAAAATCATCATGGCAGGTGTGCAGTTGTTCGTTGCGCTGATTGAAAACCTGCCCACCATCATCGTGGAGATCGTCAAGGCGGTGCCGCAGATCATTGCGGGCATCGTGAAAGCCTTCGGCTCTCTCATGTACAAAATCGTGGAGATCGGCGGCAACATCGTCAAGGGGCTGTGGAGCGGTATTACCCAGCTTGCCTCGTGGCTGTGGGATAAGGTGTCCGGGTGGATCTCCTCCATCTGGGACGGCATCTGCGATTTCTTCGGTATCCATTCGCCCTCGAAGGAAATGGCATGGGTCGGTGAAATGCTGGTCAAGGGCTTGTCCGGCTCCATTGAGGATAACGGTGACGAAGCGGTCAAAGCCGCAGAAGGAATGGCGGAGGACATCAATGGTGTCATGGGCGACCTTGCCAACGATATGCAGACGGCTCTGCCCACCGACTTTGACGTGAACGGCTCGATCCGTTCTGCGGTGGACGGCGTGGTCGGTAAGGCGGCATCCGCTTTCACCATTGCCCTGAACATCACGAATTTCAACAATTACAGCAGTGAGGATATCCGTCAGCTCACCAATGAAGTCATGGAAACGGCGAACCAGTTTGCCCAGCGGAAAGGAGTGGTATTCGCATGACCTATTTCACCTACAACAGCCGCAGCTCCGCTGATTTCGGTCTGCATATCGAGAAGAAGCACCGGAGTACGATGCGGAGTTCATCTCCATTCCCGGCAGAAGCGGTGACATCATCAATCCGAACCGCCGCTTTGCCAACATCAAGGTGACCTACACAGTGTTCCTCGCACGGAAGAACGCAGCCGCACTTGCCGCTGTCCTGCGGGACATTAAGGGCTGGCTTTATTCCGAGCCGGACAGATACCACGAAATCACCGACTCTTACGATGCGGAGTATTTCCGCTACGGTGTCATCTCCGGCAATCTGGACATTGAGGAGCAGCTGAACAAGGTCGGCAGTTTCACCGTGACCTTCAACTGCAAGCCTTTCAAATACAGCTTTGCGGGACAGCAGACGGTGTCGGCTGACGCTTCCGAACTGACGATTACCAATCCGACCGCTTTTGAGAGCCGACCATATATGAAAATCTATGGTAGCGGTCTGATTCGGCTCATGGTTCAGCCGGAAGGCGAAGGTGCGAGCCTGTGGACGATTTCAGAGGTCGATGAGTGCATCGAAATTGACAGCGAACTCATGAATTGCTTTAAGGATACCACCCTCAAAAACGATACCGTTACCGGCGACGGCTTTCCTATGCTCAAGCCGGGAACGACCACCATCGCCTGTGCAGGAAATGTGCAGCGGATCGAGGTCATTCCGAGGTGGTGCTGTTTGTAAGGTCGTTCCCGATTGTAAGCGGTAGAAAAATTCAAAAAAGTATGGTATAATGTTTTTAAATGAGAACGACAAGTCGGAATTTACCTCTATCCAAACATACAAGCTCTTGACAATAAAGCTCCTATATAGTATAATTTGATAAACTACTATATAGGAGCTTTTTCATGAAAACAAATGGAGGATTTCTTGTCACCAAAATAAAACAGCTTGGGGACCGGATTTTTGAGAAGATTCTCAGCGAAAAGAATATTGATGCGTTCAATGGAGCCCAGGGGCGCATTCTTTATGTGCTGTGGCAGGAGGATGG